GGCACCTCCTCTCTGTTGGTTTGCTTATTGCTTACTCGACAAGTATAAACCAATGGTTTATAATATGTCAAGGAGGAATTTTCAAAAAGTTTACAAGGAGGATAACAATATGAAATTTGGCGATGTTGTGAGAAATCTCCGGCTTGAAAGAGGCTGGTCCCAACAGGAGCTCGCGGACAAGATCGGCATCACCAAGATGACGGTCTCCCAATATGAGACCGGAAAGCGGAATCCAAGCTTTGACCGCATCGAGCTGATCGCGGATGCCTTCCATGTTGACATGAATTATCTGCTTGGATTTACGGACAAGATCAATCGCCCTGCAGGAGATCAAACCGATGGCAAGGCCACGAATAAATATCTCGCTGTGGATCTCATTGAGATAGATCTGGTGAATGCCTGGAGACATGCAGACGAACAGACAAAGCGCATTGTGGCCTATGCCTTAAAGATTGGAGATATGAAATGAATGGAGTGATTTATGCCCGATATTCTGCAGGGCCGAATCAGACCGATCAGAGCATTGAGGGACAGGTGGCAGATTGCCGGGCCTATGCTGAGGCCAACGGCATTCAGATCGTGGAGATCTATGCTGACCACCACATCTCTGGAAAGAGCCTGGAAGGCCGTGACGAATTCAAGCGGATGCTCTACGATGCGGAGCATCACCGCTTTGATTGTGTGATCGTGTGGAAGATCGACCGCTTTGGCCGAGATAGATATGATATTGCGAATTGCAAGATGAAGCTTAAGCGTGCCGGAGTAGAGCTCCGCTATGCCAAGGAATCTGTGCCGGATGGTCCTGAGGGGATCATCCTGGAGAGCGTCCTGGAAGGATTGGCGGAATATTACTCTGCAGATCTTCGCCAGAAGGTCACCAGAGGCATAAAGGAAAGCGCCAAGAAGGGAATCTATTGCGGAGGATCCATCCCTGTCGGATATAAGCTGGATGAAGCCAGGCATGTGATAATAGATGAGCCAGCGGCAGCAGGTGTCCGCGAGGCCTTCCAGATGCATATCGAAGGGGCCAAGATCAAGGACATCCTCGCCATGTTCAAGCGCCGAGGGATAAAGACAAGCCGGGGATCAGATGTCTCTCCCGGAGTGCTCCATCGTATGCTGCACAATGATCGTTATATTGGCTCGTGGGAGCTCGCAGGAGTCCCTCTGAGCGTCCCTGGGATAGTCAGTGAGGAAATATTCATGGAAGCACAAAAACACTTCAAAACGAGCCGAAATAATGCGTCAGGGAATGCCAAAACAGAATATCTGTTATCTGGGAAAGTCGTCTGTGGATATTGCGGAGCTACCGTCAGAGGATCCAGCGGAAGGAGCCACACAGGTGACATGCACTATTATTATGCCTGTGGAAATAAAAAAGACGGACACCCATGCGAGCTCAAGAATGTGAGAAGGGATGTCCTGGAGGATGCCGTTGTCGATGCCATCTGCTCTGACATGCTGACCGATGACATGATCGGACAGATCACGGACAGGATCATGGACCTGCAGACGGAAGATCAGAAGCATGAGCGCCTTCATGTCCTGGAGCGTCAGCTGGCCGAAGCACAGAAGAGGCAGGAGAAGCTTCTCGATGCTCTGGAGGTGGCTCCGGATGTCAGCGGACTGATTGACCGCATCAAGGCTGTGGATGACGAAATCAAGGGCCTCAAGAGCGAGATCGCCGGCGAAAGCATAAAGCAGCCGATGCTCTCAAGGGATGTGATTCTTTTATGGCTTAATCAATTCAAAAATGGAGATGTGACGGATGCCGAATTCAGATCTCGGCTTGTCGAGACTTTCATTGATAAGATAGAGCTTAAGAATGGCGAGGCTTATATATTTTTTAATGTTACCGGCAGAGATAGGCAAAAAGGTTTGCCTACCATCCGCCAAGTGGACTTAAAAGATTTGTCGGCAAACCTTTTCATCCACCAGGATTGTATCATCTTTAGAATTCGAATTCCAGCATAAAAAAAGCACCTGCAGGAGCTCAAGTCTCTGCAGGTGCTTTTCTATTGTGGCATTGGTGAGCTCGCAGGAGGGAGCCTCCAAGCCTCCAGCCTCCGCCACGCTTATTTCTTCATCATCTGATCCACTTTCTTCTGGATCGCATCATAGTCATATCCGGCGGCAATGAGAGCCTTCTTCCTCTGAGGATTGTTGCCCCACTTGCCCTGGATGACTTCCTTGGCCAGCTCTGTGACCGTTTTCTTCTTTCCTGTGGAAGATACCACACCGGCAATTTCATTCACCTTGGCCTGCACAGCTGCATAGTCATATCCGGCTGCAGTGAGCTTGGCTTTTCTGTCAGCACCATTGCCCCACTTGCCTTCGATGACTTCCTTGGCCAGCTCTTCCACGCTCTTAGGAGCGGCAGCAGGCGCTCCGGATCCGGAAGCGTATGCATCCCACTCTTCTGCAGAGATGAAAGCCTTGTCCAGGTCAAGATTGGAAGCCCAGCCATTCAGTCTGCCATGGCTTGAATACTGATAGATCGCACAGCCATCGCCCCAAGGACCGAAGCCCTTGGCATCTGTCCAAGGATTCTCCTGATAGCCTGTGATCTGATTGTTGGCATACTGAGCGCACCAGAGAGGCACTTCCTTGGCGATTGTTGCCCAGGCTGCTGCCCACTGTCTCACATAGCTCTTGGACATATAGATGAATGGTGTGATGCCTCCGCTCAGCTTCTTGATCTGAGCCAGAAGATCAATGGCATAAGCACAATTTCCAAAGTTTGGATTCTGTTCACCTTCCCAATCGAGGACCAGGATGGCCTTGCCGAGATAAGGCTTCACAACATTGATGAAATGCTTTGCTTCTGCCTCAGCTCCGCCGCCTCCGGCATAATGATAGAATCCTACCTTTTTGCCGAGCTTGAATGCCTGACTTGCCTGATCAGCGAAGGAATTGCTGGTGATCGTTGTCCCCTGTGTTGCTTTGATGATGACAAAATCAAGATCAATCTTGTCGAGCTGGATGCCCTTCTGCCATCCGGAGATGTCGATTCCCTTCATTACGCTTCACCGCCCTTCTTATAGTTCATTGTCGAGATACCCAGGCACACTCCAAGGAATGTGTCGATTGCCGTGAGAGTGCCCACGATCTGCTCCCCATAAGGAAAGCCCCAGATCCCAGCCAGGGCAAAATATAAAGTTGCCACCGCAGGGATGATGATCTGCGTGATATACTTAAGTATGTCATAGACCTTATTGCTCATCTTCATGTCTGATTTCCTCCTATACTTTTTTAATGAGATAATCATCGAGCCTCTTCTTGGCTTCCCTGAGCTCCTGCGTGTTGTTCCCATCTATCGCATGAGCTGTGAGAGCCTGCAAGCTCTCGATGATTACCTGGTTAGTTTCTTTCATGGATTGCTCAAGTGCATCCATGCGCTCATTGTCAGAATCGAAATGCTTGTCACCTTCCTTCAATCGTCCGGTGATCTCATCCACCTTCTCCTCCAGAGCTTTGATTCTCTGATCCTGCATTTTGTTCGGCTCCTTTGCCTTATTCGCCAGATTGATGATGACGCTGATCGCTCCGGACACTGTGATGATTGCACCACAGATCACAAGGATGAGCTGCCAAACCTCAGCAGGTGTCAATCCTATAGGCTCATTCATTCTCCGGCTTCCTCCTCTTCATAAGGCTTGCCGACAATCTCCTCGAATTCCTCCGCTGTGATCCAGGCATGTACCACGGCCATGCGGACGCGATATTCATTCCAGAGCTTCCTTGCATAGTAGCTCTTTACAAGTGCAAACTTAGGGCTGTGCTGTTTATTCTTTGCCATCTTCTCAACCTCCTTATAATTCGATGTCAGACATCAGTGCGATGAAATCAATGTCAGAGCGAAGCTTTGCATTCGCAACCTCTTCCGCAGTCACATCTCTCAGGATGAACCAGGTGCGGCCATCAGCGTGCTGGACGCACTGCACGAGAGCCATCTGCTCATGCTCTTCTCCATTGATCACTACCGGAGAGAGACCGTCAGCAAAGGTGTCCTCCGTCAGCTTCTCAGGTGAAATGTAATTGTTACCGTTGAGCTCTAAGCCTGTGAGCTCTGTGCCGTTAGATAACGCAATCGTGATATTTTCCATGTGATCTCCTTTCCGAATAGATCTGTGTAAAGATTATTTATGCCCTGGATCTGCATCCTTGACATCACTTTGTAGTTGAGGACCATCCAGCTCTTGAAAGCATTCTCCACTTCCTCATCGCTCATCCTTCCGGCCATGAGTAGTCGCTTGTATGCCTTCAACCTGTGCCGCTCTCTTGTGACAGCCTCAGGATTGATCCTTTTGACCAGCTTGCCGGTCTCCGTGAGACGATAGCTGATCTGCAGGTGCTTGAATGGCTCATCGAGCTTCGCAATGTGCGTCTTATTCGGATGCACTGTCAGCTTGCACTTCTGAGCCTCTATTGATATGCCCTCGGTGAGCTCCTGCAGGAATTCCCTGCTCGGACTGATGCAATAGAAATCATCTGAATATCTGCCATAAAATCTCTGGCTTCTCACTGTTTTCACATAGTTGTCGATGCCATGCGCAAAAGTGATTCCGACATTCTGAGAGGGCTGGCCACCGATATTCACTCCCACACCATCGCCCAGGATGGTCTCAAGGAGCCATTCGGTCTGATCCAGATCTTCCTTGGAGAGCTTTCCGCTTTTCTCCAAGAGCGACACGAGCATCTCTGTGGCAAGTGCCGCATCGATGCTCGCATAATAGCTCTTGAAATCTCCCAGGAGGATGAATCCCTGATTTCCATTTTTTCTGTAGTATTCATGAATGTGCTGCTCGAATCGTCTCCGGTGAAAAGCTACACCTTTGCCTTTTCTGCTTGCCCCATTGTCATGTATCAGATAAGGATCCAGAAGAGGCGAAAGCACATTGTCACATAGGACATGATTGACCGTTTTATCCGGACACGGAATGCTTGTGACCACTCTTCTTTTTCCTCGCTCCCGAATAACAAAAGTTTTTCCGCAATCTGGCGAATAGCTCCGCTCCTCCATCTGCTTCTGGATCTTTGCCGTCTCCAGCAAATGATTCATCTCGAAGAGATGTGTCGCGTGCTTCCAGGGAGCACCTTCCATCGCCCTGTCACCAGCCTCATAGATGAGGTTTGCATCTGTATAAATTCCCATAAATTAAAAACCACGCTGAGAGGATCACCAGCCTTGGCTGGATCCGTCATGGCCGCTATTTACCTTTGCAGGAAGGACAGCTCCTCCTTTCCCATTGTCGCATCTGGACATTAGCCCCTTGATGCGTCTGTGAAATCCCGGCGGACACCGTTAGCGTTAGAAGCGCTGTTGTTGTTCGCATTGCCGTTGTTGTTCACATTGCCGAAGTTGGCTGCACAATCAGGAGCTGCCCTATCTTTGAGATTCTTAAGGAATCTGTTGTCCGATTGCCTCAGGCGCTTGATGAGATTGAATTCCTTTTCGATCTCCAACACGATCTGTGTATATCTGTTTTTATCTGCTGGGACCATCTCCACAATCGCCTGGAGCTCATCCTGGAGCATATTGCAACACTCAAGAGCCCTGTCCATCTGCAATCGTCTTTCGGTGAATTCCACCATATAATCCGGCCAGATAGTGTTGGCCGCTCTCAGATGAGCACTGATGCCCTGGACAAGATTCAGGACACGCTTGCGCTCTTCCTCGATGAGCCATTCCGGCATCGTGTTGTTTTTAGTTCCGAAATCGGTGAGAAGCTCCTTGACGATCATCTTTCTGAGCTTATAAGCCACATGCTGAGCCTCAAGTCTGCTCTCGCCTCTTTCACTTTTTCGGACACCAGACATCTTTTGTCATCTCCTTATCCATCGGGCCCACAAGGGGCCCGGATTTATGATTTCTTGATCAGGAAAGCCCGGCGGACACCGCCAGCGTAAGAAGCGCTGCTGAGGCCCGCATTGCCGATGGCGTTCACATGGCCGAAGTAGGCCGCACTTGCCACATCATCTGTCCACCACCAATCACGAGCATCTGTCTCAGCATTTCTCGCGATAATGGTCTCAGGCATTGCCTGGAAGAGTGCGAGCTGTCTCACACGGTTTCCGCCGTTGTACATCTCGCCTGTGTTTCCTGTAAACTGCAGATAATGGCCAAAGACCATCGGCATATTCATGAGGAAGCTCTTCTTTCCTGCCCATGCCCAGCCGGAAGGCATTCCATTAGCAACAGCATTCGAGAGGAGAAGTCTTGCCTCAAGAATGTGATCAGCGCCAAAATCTGCCTCAAGCTCACTCTGATGAGCAGGGAGATAAGTGGTATAGATCAGAGAGCTTGTTGCTCCGCCTGTGGTCACGTTTGTTGTCTGATGCTGCTGATGACCATTGATCTCATCTTCGATGACAAGCATGTGGTGATCAGTCATCTCTGTGTCACCATGCCCGAAGAAATAATCTGCATCGGCAAAGAAGTATTTTCTGCCAGATGGTGCTGTGTAATGCATCCCGACATGAACAGCATCAAAGGATCCATCTCCGATGCTGTCCCACATCTCTTCTGTGATCTCTGTGATCTCTTCTCTGAATGCAAGCCTGTTGGCTGCACCCGATCCGGATCCGAAGATCTGTGTCAAAAGAGCTCTGTGGGAATTTGCGTCAGCTTCATTGTCCAGAAGCATATTCTGGACAGCTCTGTTGATGGGAGAGCTGACCTGTCCCATCTGTGAAAGTCTCAAGTCCGCCATTCATTCATCCTCCTTATGCGTAATTGAATTTTATTGTCTGGCGCACAGCCAGAAGGTCACCATCTTCATTCACGATCAATCTGTCACCGGAATTGTTGATCGCAAGCCCGGAATCAATCGCCAGGGAGCCCTTGGCCATCTCGGCCTTCATCGCTTCCTGTGCCTCTGCCACGGAGAGCTCGATCTCTTTGATCACTGTGGTAGCTCTCCAATAGCCTGCATCAAAGCCTCCACCGATTGTCTCTGTGGTGCACTTCTGCAGTGTGTTGTCATGGATGCAGTATTCTTTCGGCTCATAGATTCTCTCAGGATCATATTCATCCGGGATGCCGATCTGAGCTCTCAGTCTCTGTATGGCCAGAGCGAGCTGTCCGGCAGGCTCAGGATCAAGAAGATCCTTCACATCATCCCACCAATCCTCAAAGCTCTGCTTCTCATCAGCTTCCCAGCCTTCAAGAGCCGCCTTGAATGCTGCCTCATAGGTCTCAATGTCCTCAACATAAGCATCATAATCATCAGACACCTGCTGCTTATAGTCAGCCATGAATGCATCCAGCTGAGCCACAAGAGTTGCCCAATCGATCTGGCTGACAGTGCCCTCCACGATTCCGCAGAGATCTGTGTTGGTGCGTCTGTCTGTGATATTCGCCTGTGAGATTGTTGTCATGCCCTTTGTCACGGATATATCCGCAAGAGCCAGCTCATAGGTGTCTGCTGTCCTTGTCAGCGCCACCGGCTGAGGATCAGCCGAAGGAGTGCCCTGGAGAACATCCAGCACCATCTGTCTGTTGGTGAGATCCCATCTGAGGACAACTCTGTCGATTCGTCCCAGGGAGCCATCTCCGATGGCGATTGTGATCACATGATCGTCCTGATTGCGGAAGGCATAGCCATTGATGAATCCGAATCCGGCTTTGACCGCCACATTCATCGCTCCGTTGGCCATAACCATCAGCCCATTTGTAGGCTTAGGAAAGACACCATTTCCGATGAAAGTGGAGAAATACCATGCCCAATCCTCTGCCTTATAGACACGATCATGGTCAATGCTGTTGAATGGTAAATAATTAGCCACTCTTTTCACCTCGCTTTCTTAATCTTATCCAGAAGAGTGGGAGCTGATTCTCCGAATGTGGCCTCGATCAGCACTTTTCCGCTCTCGAATGTCTGTGTTATCGCTGTGATCCTGGAATTGATTGTGATTCCCCATCGTTTTTCGATGCAGGTCACACGATCGCCCAGGTCAAAATCCTCTTTATATCTCAGATTGCTCATCACATTGATGGAGCTGTTGAAAGTATAGTTTTCTATTCTCTGAGCCAGCTCCGTGTTGCCTCTTGTGGCCAGCATAGCTCTGTATGTTGCAACAGGAATGTCCTGCTGCTCTCCCTGGCTATTCTCAGCCGTGCGCTGGATGTCTGATGCATCGATGAGCACCTCCATCAGCTCATATCCGGAAGCACCATCCTCATCGACCTCGACAACCTCCTGCTTATTGTTGGAATCTGCAGCGCCTCTCACAAAAGCGTGATTCTTTACATTTGAGGTGTCATCCTCATATTCCTGCTCATTCACATTGTCGAAATCCCTTGAGAAGATACAAGGCGGATTTCCATCTGTGTTGCCCGATGTCAGATTCTTTCCATCATAAAGATAGAATCCGAATTGCTTGAGCCTCTCGCAGATCAAAAGATCATATCCGATCTTGCCCTGCTGGCATACATCTCTGACCTCATCTCCAAGAGCTTTGAGCTCCTCATTGGAGTATTCTGTGGAAGCTCCTCCCAGATCTTCCTGGGCGAGCATCACGAGCTGAGGAAACTTCCTCGAAGCTGTTGCTCCGGAGCCGATATTCCTCTCGATGAGCTTGTTGACGATCTGCTGACAGGTGCCGGTGAGCTGGATCTGTGGATTGATCACTCTCTGATTCAGCCACGATGAAATAATAGAGCCACGAGCTTCAATCTGCTCCTGGCCCTTTTCATCCTTGGCATATCTCACATAATTGATCTCAGCTCCCCTCCTCCAGGTGTTCTCATCCTCATCCACATAATCAATATATTCATCATGCTTCACAAGGATATTGCCAACTTGCAGGAGCTCTCTGTTGTTTTCTGTCATAGGAGCGAGAAGCTTGACCTCGCCCACAGAAAAATATTTGATCGTCCAGATGAGACTTGTCATCTCATCGATGAGGCCCAGGGCATTCAGTTCCTTGTCAAAAACTCTCACATCCATAGGCTATACCCCCAGATACTTCTGTGCGAAGTACACTGTGACCTCAAGATTGGAGAGCCCATCATCTGCATCATAGCGGAATGTGTTGTCACCGATGTCCAGCTGCAGGAATGTCGAATCAACATCCATGTATCTGTAGATGTTGGTCTCCACACCGTTTCTGGTGAGGATGATGCTCTTCGCTCCATAGCTGGTGTCGATTGTGATCACATCTCCGCCCTGCATTGTATAGTTGAGCTTCATATATTCTCTTGTGGCCACGTTGAAAAGCTGAGGATTCTGGAGCTCTCCAAGAGCTCTGAAAACAATTCGCATTCCTGTGGCGATGTGTCCGGCATTGTAAACTGTTACGATGACGGATTCCTCATGATGCCCGAAGATCATATCCTGCGGATCATCCTTGTCAATCTCACAAGGGAATTCCCAATCGCCAACCCATGTGGCAACCTCTTCTCTGACCTCTGCCTCATCTCTCCAGAATGGATCCAGGCATCGGAAGAGGATGGAAAACTCTTCGGAGATATTCGGATGCGAAAATCGAGGAGTTTCCTTGGCTTTTGCACCGATTTTCTTGATATAATCGCCATACTGATAGTAGAGCGTGCCCAGGAGATCCGGATTGAGGATCCTGACCGCTTCTCTTCTCAGCCTCAGCTGTGTGTCCTTGTCCGGATCTTGGATCTTGCCGGTGATCTCGATGTCACGAGGCTCGATTCTGTTGCCCACGAGTGTGTCACCATGCTGTCCCATGGATCCGGTGGAATAAATTGTGTTTGTGATGTCCGAGATGCCGGAGACATCCTTCTGGACATTCACATGGTATTTTGAGCCAATTCCAAAGGTGATGCTCTCACCTCTGGAATTGACATATTTCAATGATTCATACTGTTTCATGTCAGCGCCCTCGCAATCTGTTTGAATTCATAGGCTGCTGCCTTCTGCTGTTCGGAATAGCTTGTCTCGTTGGCATTGATGGTCTGATTGACTGTGATCGGCTTCATGCCCTGATCTACAAGCTGGCTCATAAGACTAACCATCTGAGCGAGAAGCTGTGCGGAAGCTCCTGCACCGGATTCCTCTCTCACGATCTGTCTCAGATCATCCAGAGCTCCAACAAACTCAGGACGCTTCTCTCCTACACCGATGATGGAAGGGCGGTCAAAAATACCACCTTTGTCATACCATTCCACAGAGAAGCTAGGGAGCGAACCTTTGCCACCAATACCATAAGGAGCCTCACCACCGCTCACGGAGATGTGAGGGAGCTTGATGTCCAGCTTCAAGCTAATATCGAAAAGCTTCTTGATCTTCTCGATGATTCCGGAGATGGTATCATGCGCCTCCTGGATCTTCGATGTAAAGCTGTTTTTGATCTCCTGCATCTTGGATGACACCGTGCTTGCGATAGAGCCGAGCTTCTCAGAGAAAAATCCCTTGATCGATTCGAGCTTCTGGCTCACATTTGTCTTGGCATCCTCCATCTTATTCTGGAAATGCCCCTTGATCTCAACCATCTTCGTGGAGACCGTGCTGGCCGCCGTGGCCATCTTCGTTGAAAAGAATGTTTTCACATTCTCAAGCTTGGTGCTGACATCATTCTTGACATCGTCCATCTTGGTCTGCAC